AGCCTGTTGATACTCCAGACTCAGACAGGATGTCAGTACCTGAAAAGACTGAAGTAGTTCCGTTAAATCCTGAAACGTGCATGTATATTCTATCTTGAGCATCTTGTTTATCTACTTCAATCGTGTACCTAACTTCACCACCGTTATCTATTTGTAAATCTGATATGTCAATAGTGTTAATAAATGTTGTGCCCATACCCGACACACCCATGGTAGAAGTGTTATTACCACTGCCTGTTATCTGTGCGCACCTATCAGAACCAAGATCATAACATGCATTGCCTGTCGGCATACTTGCTGATCCTTGACCGCCCCAATCAATATCCATATCGCCTTCATATTTTGAAGTTACGTAATCATTATCACCATCAAGAATATCTCCTGAGTCTTCGTTAGTAACAGTTGTGGTTGTGGTAGTAACTGTGGTCGTAGTAGTTGTAATTATTTCTGTGCCTTTGTCTTCTTCAGTAATGTCAATTTGTGTATCTTCTGTGATTGTAACTCCAGGAGTACAAAGACCTTCTACGTCAGGTAAGCAATCTGCTTTAGAATAAAAGGAGGCCAGTAGTAATAAGGAAAAAAGTTTTAAACATAGCAACGTTTTGTGCATCACTAAACTCCTTTGGTTCTGGTTTATTAGCGGCAATATATTCTGGTTTGTATCTACTACCGTCTGGAATTTTATCTGGATTTGCTTCCCAATATGCAGCAGCTTCAGCCCCGATAAGTCCGTTTACAGGGCACGGGGTCCCAGCGTCCATCATGCTTGTCCAAACACGGGGGTCCTGACATAGAAGGGCCACCGCACTCACTTTCATGCCAAATGCGTATTGGGAGCGAGATAATTTTAGAAGCTGACACAGCTCGTCGTCTATAAGAACGCCTGTAGCAATACCTAAGACATTATTTTGAACGGCACCGCCCACACCAACTTTACAAATATCACTATTTGAATTGGGAAGAACGGGTGCATTTGCTGTTGGGGGTGTATTGTTTACTACCGTACTCGACACGGTATTGGTCTCAGCAAAGGAGTGTGAAATTGATAAGTACATAAATACCAAGGATAAGAATGCACACAAAAGATAGAAATAACCTTTTAACATTTCCATCTCTTTCTTGCTTGTCTTAGTCTTGAATTAGGATCTTTTGCCGCTTTAGGAAACTTTTTCATTTGTCCTGCACTTCTAGCACAGAATGATTTTCTTCTTTTTGCTGCTTTACTACCAGGTTTTACTTTACCTGTCACAGCAGTTTTTAATTTAGAACCAGGATTGTCTCTTCTATATTTAGCGACACCTGCTTTAGTCATTCCCGCTCCAGATTTAGTGGAGCGGAAATATTTTTTAGTTTTTGGGGGTTGTTTGTCCCGTTTTCTCATTACGCAAATATACAGGTTAATGAAGTTACGTTAGTCAATGTAGCATGAATTTTGTTTTCAAATCTCATACCACTATCTCCAATGTACGTATCAATTACTGCGGTTGCTGAACCAGGAGTATCAAGATCTAGCAAAGTTGATCCAGTGCTAGAGTCTTTTAAAACAATACTTCCTGCAGATCCTGCACAAACAGCGTGAATAGCTATTAGTCTTGCAGGACCACTAGAAACATCTCCTGTAGCAGTTACTTTAGCTGATCTATAGTTAATCATTAATTACTCCTTACGCTATTGTTGCGCCATTGTTTCCAACAACAACCCAACCCGCTGTGCCGTAAACAAGAACCACGCCATCTCCAACGTCATTGAAAGTGATAGTAGAACCACCAGCAAGAGTTGTTGGGGTAAGAGTTCCGTTTCCTCCATCAACGATCATTGTAATAATTTTTACTTGACCAGTAGAACCATTAGCAAGTGTAAGTGCATCTGCACCAGTTGTGGTAACCTCAGTAATAAGATCTGTAAGATTGACAGCTCCTGCGCCACTTAAAGATTGCACTGAACCTGTAATGATATTGCTGTAAGAAGTTCCTACAGTAACTGCACCTGTAGATGCATTTTTTGTAATTGATTCAAAACCGTTTTCTGATCTGACTGGTCCTGAAAAAGTTGTATTTGCCATTATAAACCTCCTAGGTTGTATAGACCGATTACATAGTCGCTATACCGTCTGACTAGCTCAGTCTATGTAATCTATTATGCTAGTTCTTAATTAGTACCATAAAAAAAGGGGGCATGAAAGCCCCCTCTTAAAAAGTATCTATGAAAAGATATTATGCACCAGATGTACCAAATACACAGCGTGGATCTGAGAAACCAAATGAGTATCTCTCTCTTGCTTTGTATCGGATATTACCTGTATCAAAATCACCTTCCATTGTTGTTGACAACGGAGTTCTTGTGAAGTGCTTGAATCCATTAGGAGCATCAGTTTTGATAAAGAAAGCATCTGCATCATTTAAGTAGTGGTTCACAGTGTAACCCTGTGGAATCACTCCCATGTTTCTGATTGCATTGATATCGTTATCTGCTGTTGCTGTTCTTAATGTTGATTCCATTAATCTGTTAGCTGTGAACTGTAGCTGTCTTGGAATGATAAGTTTCATACCTTGAATAGCTGTTCTTAAGCCTCTCTCATCTCTGAAATCAGCGATGTCGATTAATGACTGCTCAAGTGATGTTTCATTTAAATCAGCATCTGTTGCTAATCTGTTTACTAAAAAACCACCTGATTGTAGTGGGTGCTCAGTGTTGATGAGTGATACACCATCACCACCAGGATTTGTTCCTGCAGCGCCTGCGCCAGCAAAAGCGTTGTTAAGAACTGCGGCAGCTTTAACTTGCTTTGTGTTTGACATTGAACGAGCAAGTGCTCTTGTGTATCTCGCAGCGAGTCTGTCGTAAAGGTTATCCTCTACAGCTTCCTCAGTGATTGAGAATGCAAGTGCAACTGTTTCGTGTGTATAACGAGCTGTGAAAGTTTCGTTAGCTGTGTCGAATGATACTGCTCCACCTTCTGATTTAGTTGGTGCAGAACCGAAACCTGCTAACATTACCTCTTCTTCAAATGCTCTGTCGGATGACTCTGCATCAAAGATTTCAGCATGCTCATTGTCATAACGTGAATATTCCAAGCCGAACAGAGCGTTCAAACCTGGCTCTAACTCTTTAACGAGTTGACTTCTAGATATAGCCATAATTTAACCTCCTATATGCCTGTAGTATCAGTTAATGAGTGTAGGTTGATTTTGACAAGAATGTTAGCGTTTGCTAATGAAAAATCATTATTGTCTGGATCTGTAGATAGACCTACAACTCTAAAGTTTGCTCCAGCGTTAGTGGTAAAAGTGCTACCATCAATCTTCACAGAAGATACACCTGATATGGTGGATCCTGCTGCGTAAGTTGCGATATTACAGTTTGTTCCAACTTGAGCCTGTCCTGCATTAGCGTCATCACATTTTACTTCAAAAACCGCATCTGGGTTGTCGATAACGAATGCCTTTATATTGTCTGCAGCGATGCTTCCTGGATAGTGATTGCTGAATGTTGGTTTGCTAGTTGTTGGATCAACATACTCACAACCATTAAACACACCCAGAAGTTCTGCACCAGCAGTTGATCCTATATCAATAGCACCATTCGCTACTAATATAACTGGATCACCTTGAAAGATTGCGGATGCCTCGTTGTTGCCAATAGTGTACTCAGTTTGACCAGTGGAATTGTAACCACTGCCGAGCATTCTACTTGGTCGGAATCCGAAACCTGAACTTAAGTTTGCCATTTTATTACTCCTTAAAGTATTTGTTATTAGTAAGCGTTACATTTAGGCCGATTAAAAATTATTCACTTTTCTTCGAGCCACCGAACGTAACTTTAGTTTGTCGCTCGGGCTTATTGATTGGCATTGAAGGATGTTGCTCCTTTAGAAGATCGTTATCAACAGCTTCCTGTTGACGTTCTGTTTGGTCAGAGTAATATTCATCTCTTTCCGCTGCAATCTCTAATGGCACCTTTGCCAGTAATAATCCTCCCACTGAAACGATACCTTTATGTTTTCCTTCAGACTCGGTAGGAAAATCAAAGTCTGGATACTCGTCTGCTCTGACAAGTTCATAACCTTGTCTGATTCGACCGATAACATTTTTGTTATCTTCATATCCTCTTACTGATTCCCTAATCCATCTGAATTTATAACCATCAGGTGGTGTCGGTGTTTCAAGCGAGCTTGGTGGTTGCCAGTTTTTTTTGCGTGCTTCTTTATCCCTTGTGGATGCAGATCTAGGTGTTTTATTTATCATAACGTTACCTCCTCTGTAACTTTAGTTT